GTTCACGCTCAATCCAAAAGTATTCGGCAACTCGGATGTCCTCTTTGGTGATCCAAGAGGCTGTGTCATCGCCTGTGGAACGCTGCTGAAAGTTTGCACCATCGTCAGCGCCAGGGTAATTTTCCCTAAAAATCTTCTTGTCCATCACTGTGGTGATCAGGCATTTCTCTGCGTCTGAGCCATCAGGGAGGATGGAATTAGGGTCAAAATAGACTGTGAATGGGTTGTCAATCGTGTCGATGTAGATTTCCTGATCAAAGGAATTCTCAGAGACATAACGGGTATTGACACGCCAATAGCCCCATCCCATGCGAACAGCGTAATCAAAGGCTGTGTCATACGCTGTGTCTGCGTTGGAGTTGACCTCAATGTGGCGGGTGATTCCCTCGATCACTTGGGCAATCTTGTAGTCTGCCAAGTTGTTCACGGGGTGAACTTTGATGCGGGGGCGTTGCATCCTTTGCTGATTGGTCACTTGACGAATGTATGCGTCAATCTTGTTGATCGTCAGACATGGGCGGGATTCAAGGTTGCGTGAGTTTTGAATCTCCACAGGCCATTGATCGCCAGCGGCAAACTTCACATCCATCAAGGCTTCTGCTCGGTTGGTGGAGTCAGCATCGTTGACCAAGCGCCAGAACTTGATCGCCTCGTTGATCTTGCTATTGTTTCCTGATTCGTCTTGGTAAGCCATATTCAGCCCTTTATTTCGTGCGCCATTATCCCATCCATCCGCTTGCCATTGCAATCTGCGCTGACTTTTTGCGCTTGGGTGGCTCTTTAATCATAAGGGCAATGTACCTGAAAGCATCTGCCCCGTGTGAGTAGTGATCATGCAATGGGTTGCGGCTGAACTGCCCTGTCTCGGGGTCAACCTCATACCGATAGTGTCTGAGACAAGCCAAACCATCTGCTGTGTGTTCCCTGTCAAAGTAGCAATTAGGAAATATTGTCCTTGCCGCATTGATGGAGTCAAGAATTGGCACTCTTGGCATGATCTCGGTCTTGTACCCTGCGGCTCTCACGATGTCATCAATTGACCGACCCGCTGCCGCCAAGGTCTTGTTCTCTGCGTCATGGGGAAGCCAAATCTTGTCGTACACATAACCATAGGTTTGCATAGTCGCCAAGTAATAACTGATGGTTTTTTGGCTGTCCTCAATGTACCGAATGAGGCGAGTTTCCATGCCCACAAACTGCAAGAACCAAATGGCTGTGCTGTCTGACCATCCTAAGTCAAAGATTGCATGGACAGGCTTTGTAGCGTCATAAGGAACACGGCAAATGCGCCCATCCTTCTCCGCTTGTTGCATCTCACGGGCAAAGATCGCCCCATCCACAGTCTGTCGGCACAAACCTTCCCACACTTGGTTGTAGGCTTCCTCATCCCTTGCTTTGAGGGCATCTTTCTCTTGTCTGAGGGTCTCGGGAAACCAAGGGTTGTCGTACCAATTCACCTTCATGGTGATGGAATCTTGGGGTGGGTTTGCCACAAACCTTTGATAAGTCTCGTCTGTCTCCAACTCAGGGTTGAAGCTGATCCATATCTCTGAGCCTTCCTTTCGGATGGTCGGGATCAGGATGTTCCACGATAGGCGGCTGGTGGTCTGCGCTTCCTCAACCCAACAAATGTCAACGCCCTCATAGGACTTAATGTTTGAGACATTGTTCTTTAGGCCAACAAAGCTAAACTCTGTGCCGTTTCTGCCCCTGATGCTTGTTTGGGTGATCTCGTAGAAACTCAGGAGGCCAAGGCTCTCGATCTGGTCGCACAGTAACTTGTGAACCGAATCCTTGATGGATGTTTGAAACTCACGGGCGCATAGTATGCGGATTGGGTCTTTTGCGCCTTTGATTAGAAGCGCCCTGGCTATTCCCCAACTCTTTGCCCCACCCCTTCCACCATAAAGAACCTTGTAACGGCTCTTTTTGAACAGACCTTCCAACTTAACGGGAAACTCTGCCTTGGCAATGGCATCGGTTACATCGCTCATTCGGGCTTAATGAATGTGACTTGAATCCCACCCAAGAGGGGTGTTCCATCTGCGTTCTCAATGGTGGTGGCTTGAACTGCCTTGCCATCCACTCGGTCGATGATCTCTTTAATCGCCCAAGGCTCACCCGCTTCAGCCTGTGTCACCAACTGCTCGGCAATGCTTCTAAGGCGGTGAGGCTCTTGAACCAAAACAAGACGCAACTTATCATAGAACAGTCTGCTCTTTGCAGCGTTCTGGTTTCCTGTTTGACCGCCTCTTTCAGCCATTCGTTTCGAATCCTAAGTGTTTACGCCTAAATTACTTTTTAGTCTTAGGCGTTGGTTTCTTATGTGCCTTTTTCTCGGCTTCACGCTTTACAGAATAGGCAATTGCCACCGCTTGCTTGGGTGGCTTGCCTGATTCAATTTCTTTCTTGATATTGGCTTTAAGCGCCTTGGGGGTCATCGATGCTATGAGGGGCATTTTCTTCCTTTGACAGTTGAGCCAATATGTTGGTGAGTTCTTGCACCGCACCGCTGATCTGCATTAACACTGCCTCATGTTGTTTGGCAGTGCTTCTGAGTTCCTCGATGCGGTTTGCGATCTTCTCAGCGTTCATTAGCTTGCAGAGATGGCGGCTAATGTGTCAACACGCAACCAATTTGTGCCGTTGCTGAAAGCCAACACGGGGTTGCCCGCAGCGCCATTGGAGAAGTAAGCCACTTGACCAGCGGGGCTGACAGCGGGGGCGGTTGCTACTGTGTAAGCAGTAAAAGCGACCAAATTAAGTTGTGGGTCTTGGTATGCCACGCCTGTTGCAATTGAATTTGCCATGATGTTTCCTTTAACAGTTCCAGTTTTTGAGGGATGCCTTGGCTCTTTCAGCAGGGCCTTTGGCTTTTTTAACTACCCCCTCCATCCTAGCGCAAAAACTGTCTTTTCGTGCAGCATCAGCTTTCGTTTTAGGATTTGGGGCGGGCGGTTTAAGGTTTGAATTGTTCTTGGCGTTGTATTCAGCACGACCTTTAGCGGTCATTCCCGCACCTTTTTCAGTCGGGTTGTAGGTTTTCCCCTTGCCTGTGGTCTTGTGGGGGATGGGCTTGTCGTGCTTTTTAGTTGCCATGATTATTCCTCAACCACTGCACAAATGTCGGCTTCTTGAATGATTTGGTAGTCTTGACCATCAATCTTTTGGGTGGGCCAATTAAGGTAATCCCCATTTCCATACTTGATAAAGTCTCCCACCTTGACATCGTAAACCTTTGGGCCGATGGCGACAACTGTTCCCTCGTTAAAGGGTTCTTTGTTGTTGACAAAAATAATGTCTGACAGATTTCTGACTTGTGGCTTAACCACAACACGATCACGCAATGGAGTTAGCATTTCTTGGGTCTCCCTGGCTTTTTCTTCACAGGGACAGAAACCTCTTTGGTTTCGTCAGTCATGATGTCATAAACGGGCAATTTCACGATCTCCACTTCAATGGGTTCGTGTTGTCCGCACCAATCGTTTTGGTGTTTGTTCTGCTGTTGTGGATTTTGGCGGCAGATGCCCATGATTTGCTGATTCTTGAAGAATCGGCAGTTACCACAATTAGAATGTGATTCAGCCATTCAATACCTCTTTTATTGTTTGGTTAGAAGCGCCCCCAGATTCTCCGTCTGCGGGGCGTTTCGCTTTACTGATAAGACTTGCGGTCGTGAGTGTAGCAAGTGCCTGATGACTTGCCGCCATCAAACTTGGCATCTTTGCCAACCTTGTTGGTCATAGCGTCAGGGATGCGGTTTTTCACGCTGCCATTGGACTTCATTTCAGGGGCGGGGTTGCCAGCCAGCTTTGCGCTGTTGCCGTAGCCGTAGCCTTTAGGTTCGTTTTTGTCCATGTTTGCCATGATGATTCCTTATTTAAGGGTGAGTAGGTACAGGGTGGAATTGATCAGATCGGCAATTTCATCAACGATGTTTTGCAGTTCTGTATCTTGGGGGATTTCTTCACGGGCTTCCTGAACAAACTTTTTGAGTTGGGTCAGATAGTCAATTGGGCTTTCCTGTGGCTGATGCAACTCATCAGGAAACTTCTCCATTCGTGTGTTGTAGCGTCCTTGATAGCTTTCGGCTAATTGGTCTGCTAAGTCAACAATGGCGGGATAGAACTTGCCCAATGCTTTATGGGTTGCGTATTCCCGTGTCTGCAAATGCTGAAAATGCGTGATCGTCCCGCTGTGAAAGAGGGTTGCAACAAATTCGGCAACTTCGGCATTTTTTTCCATAGTTCCACTATACCAAAAAAGGTGGGGGAATCAAACCCCCAAAAAGGCAACTGCGTAGCCTATTCAAATTCTGCCACAAAAGGGAGTGGCACTTCAGGAGGCCAATTTCCCTGCTTACAAAGCAAAAGGACTGTGCCAATGTGAGCCTCTGCCCACTTTCTTTGGCGTTCTTCCTTGGATAAATCCTTGCCTTGGTCGATCTCATAGTGGCAAGCCAAGCACAAAGCAGCGACCAAATTGTCATCAGCCTTGATGCCCCGACCTTTGCCCCCGCCCCAATTACTGTGAGCCGCCTGAACGCCATTGTCCATTCCACAGCTTTGACAGGAGAGACCCGCCACTAGCTTTAGGAGTTTCTGGCTTCTCACATATTTGTGTTTCGGATATTGCATATTCTTTGGTGTAAAACTTGTGATTGTTCTCGCATTGGCGCTTGCGGGTGACATATTCGGGGTGTTGTCGGGTGTCTAAGAC